AACTATACTCTTTGTATCGTAGGACTGACGATGAGAACGCACTACCTTCTATACCTAGTGTTATATTGAATAGAAGAGTTGTATTGAAAAAAGGTTCAGAACCTATTAATTTTACTACCGCCGAAGTAAACGAACTGCTCATGCTATTGGGTCAAGAAAGAACTAGAAGTTTACGGGCGGTTGTTGAGTCTGAAGGTTGGGATAGACTGTCGGATGAATCTCAAATTGCTTTAGTGCAAAAGATTAATAATCGATTTAGCAGGGGCTATCAAAAACTAGATGATGGTAGTTTAAAGGTGTACAAGTGGTATCGCCGTAGACAAGAAATGATAACGCAAAAGAAAAATGAAGCAAATTAAAAACACCAAGATTGGTAAACTTTTAAAAGAGAAAGCACCTAAAGTATTAGATATTGTAGGAGACCTTCTCCCTGATCAAGGGGCGTTAGGTGTTGTCAAGAGATTGATTGATGACCCTTCCGTTGAGATGAGTGCCGAGGATAAGCAAGAGTTAAACAACCAAGTGATGGAGATGTATCAACTTGAAGTTGCTGATCGTGATAGCGCAAGAAAACGCCAAGCAGAAATGGTAAAGGCGGGTGCTAAAGATTGGTTGTTTAATGTTACAGGTTTAGTGGGTCTAGGGGCTTTTGCTTTTCTTGTTGCTTCGATTGTATTTTTAAATGTCCCCTCGGAGAACAAAGAAATATTCATACACCTCATTGGTATTGTTGAGGGTGTAGCCCTATCTATTTTTGGATACTACTTTGGATCAGCGATTAGAGAAGAGAAATAATGGAACTAGAAGTATTACGATTTAGTAGTCAAGGAGATAGTACAAATGGTTTGCTCTTTGATGTAACCCATGGAAAAAGAAAGTTCCTATGTTATACTTTAGAGGACGAGCATAGGGATGAAAAGGTGATGTCAGAAACAAGGGTTCCTAAAGGAACCTATAAAATTACCTTAAGAACAGTAGGTGGTTTTCATAGTAGATATCAAAGTAAATATGGGGAAATGCACAAAGGGATGTTATGGGTTCGTGAGGTTCCTAACTTTGAGTATATTCTTATTCACACTGGTAATACTGATGAACACACTGCTGGGTGTCTCCTTGTTGGTAATACTCAAAAAATCAACTTTGGCGAAAGTGATGGATTCGTTGGTTCTTCTACTGCGGCGTATA